AAATTAGATTACAAAAACTAATTGAAACAGATTACCTTGCTAACTCTGATGTAACGATGCCAGATAACGTTAAGACGTGGAGGCAAACTCTTAGAGACTTGCCAGCCAACCACACGGATGAGGCAGCGTATGATGCACTATTAGCAAGAGATTCTGATGGCAACTTAACAAACAGCGTATGGAGTAAACCGTAATGGCACTAACTAGACTAGGACTTAATCAATCAATTAACTTAGCTACCAATACTACAGGTACGCTTGCTGTTGCAAACGGAGGCACTGCGCTTACTTCTGGTTTTGTTAATGGCGTTGCTAATCCTGGTAAAGTCTTGCAAACTGTAGGAGGAACATTCGCAACTGATACATCAACATCAAGCGAAAGTTTTACAGACAGTAATTTTAATGTTTCTATTACACCAAGTGCAACTTCTTCAAAACTTTTAATAAATTTTAGCATGGCTAATGGTTATGTAAACTCAGGAAATAAAGATATGTTATTGGCTTTATATAGTGAAATAGGTGGTGCTTCTGCTAATAACATAATTAGTTTTGGACAAATTCGTAATGATGTTTGGACAGGTGGAGGAGGATTGTCATATCTTTATTCTCCTAGTACAACAAGTGCTGTAGTTTTAAGTATTTATTTTAGAAGAAGCACTGGAGGTAGTGGTACAGTTTATTTTCATAATTCAAATAACAATGCAACTGATTCAATGACAGTAATGGAGATTGGAGCATGACAAATATAGAAAAATTTTGGAAAGCATTAAATACACTTAGAGCAAATACTGAATGTACTGTTAGTGGGGATATTCTAACAGAAGATAATTTTAATAATAATATAAAATGGAATACAGGGGTAGATGGGGAAACTGCAATAGTAACTTCTACTTGTCCTCATTCAGAAATAACATGGACAGCTGTCAAGGCTGAAATGGATAAACTCTAATGTTCTACGGCGCAGCAGCATATGCGACCGAAACATTTTCGCAAGGTCCTTCATCATTTGGTAGCATAGTTGTTGTACCTACAGGGGTACGCGCAACCTTTAACCTGGGCACAGTTACTGTTACAGGTAACAGTGTTATTGATGATTTAGTAGGTGTACGTGCTACTTTTGCGGTAGGTGCATTAACAGTTACAGCTGACGCCAACATTACCTTGGACGGTCAAAGAGCAACCTTTGCTTTAGGAACTGTTGTAGTTACAGGTGATGCAAACATCACATTGACAGGAGTTCGCTCGACATTTGATGTCGGAGATGTTACAATAGAATCTAAATACGACGTAACTGGTGTCAGAGCCACGTTCGCACAAGGATCTGTTACAGTAGTAGGTTCAGCTACAGTGACATTAGAAGGAGTGAGGGCAACCTTTGCAGTAGGAACGCCTAAATTTACAATATGGAACGGTGTGGATGATTCTAACACAGACATCTGGACAGTGGTACCAACAGGTTAAGGAGAAAAATGGCAGACTCGAATATAATTAAAGTAAATCTTCAGACTACTGGGTCTAACTCTGGTACTTGGGGTACAATAACAAACGAAAACTTAGAAAAAGTAGAAGAAACATTAAAAGGATTTATTGCAGTACCTATTACAGGCGCAACGACTACCTTATCTAACCCTAGTGGTGGTAATGGTTTAGCTTCACAGACAGCGAAAATAACACTTAAACTTACAGGCACTTTAGGCGCAACAACTAGTGTTGAAACAACTGCAAGTGTTGATAATTTCTATTTAGTAGAAGATGCAACAACGAGAGCCGGTAATACTTTATTATTTGGACCAGCTGGTGGAACAAAAGTAACACTAGTAGAAGGTGCAAAACATCTTATCTTTGTTGACGGTGGATCTAACACAGCTTTTGATGTCTTTAGCGACATGGGTAATGTTAAAGCTAACGGCACGTTAGAAGCAACAGGCAATGTTACACTTAACGGCGGTGATCTTACCTTTAACGCAGCAGGCGCTAACAAAGATGCAACTTTTTCTGGCGTAACAGAAGCTAATTTATTTAAAGTAGATGCCAGCACAGACCGTGTAGGTATTGCAACTAACTCACCGGGCACAACTTTAGATGTGGCAGGCACGTTTAAAGCAACTGGCGCTATAACATTAGCTGGCGTAACAACGACGGCAGCACTTAATGTAACAGACGCTGATTTTGTTTTTAATGATAATGGCGGAAGTCATGATGCTAGATTTGAAGGAGATACTGATACAGCTTTGCTAATGATAGATGGTAGTGCAGACTTGGTAGCTATTGGATCTGCTACACCTTCTAATGGTAAATTAGAAATTAATCAAAATAACGCAGCCGGTGGTATATCTTGTTTAAATTTAGATCAAGATGATGTCGATGAAGATTTTATTTATTTTGAAGGCACATCTGCTGGCGATAGCACAAGAAGTTTATCTTCATCAACAGCTACGGCAGCTAATAAAGTAGGAGCAATACGCGTAAGTATTAACGGCACGGATCGTTGGATTAGATTTTACGATTCAGCAGTATAGGAGCTAAATGACTCTTATAAAAGTACCCATAGCACCAGGAATAGACCAACAAGACACCGAGTATGGTGCTGAAGGTAAATGGTTTTTTGGTAAAAACGTACGTTTTAGATACGGTCTTCCAGAAAAAATAGGTGGCTTTATTACTGTTACAACAGAAACTTTAATAGGTGCAGCACGTGGTATTGTTGATTGGTTTGATCTTAGAGGTGAGCAATATTTAGCAGCAGGAACAAATAAAAAATTATACGTATACCAGAATAATGCCTGGTATGACATTACACCAACACGCGCAACAGCAGCTGGTAACATTACAGGGTTTACAACTGTAAATAATTCTCCTACAGTCACCGTAACAGATGCAGCAAACGGCGCAATAGAAGGTGACTTTGTTACAATAACAAGTGTTAGTGGTGCAGTTAATGGTATACCTGCAGCTACATTACAAAATAAACAATACGAAATAATAGAAGTTGTATCAACATCACAATATAAAATTACTGCGACTGCTGATGCAACAAGTACAGGTGCTTCTGCAGCAACAGCAACAGCATCATATGAGATTAATACAAACCCCGCAACATCTATAGCCGGTTACGGTTGGGGTGCAGGCACATGGGGATTATCTACATGGAACACAACACGTGCTGGTCTTGCAGCTCCTAACTCAGTGCAGTTAGATTCAGGTAAATGGTCCTTGGACACTTGGGGTGAAGATTTATTAGCATGCCAGTTTAATGGTTCTCTTTATTACTGGGATACATCAAACAGTGCAGGTACACCTGTAGCTGCTGTAATTATTTCTAATGCCCCAACACAAAATAGATTTGTTTTAGTGTCTGGTACAGATAGACATGTAATATGTTTTGGAACACAACTTATAGGAACAACGACACAAGATGACATGTTTATACGTTGGTCTGATCAAGAAAACGAAAACGATTGGACTCCTACATCAACTAACACATCTGGTTCACAACGATTAACAGATGGTAGTAAATTAATTACTGCTAAAAGATCACGTGGTGCTATACTTGTATGGACAGATACAGCTCTGTATCAAATGCAACTAGTAGGTGCACCTTTTACATTTGGTTTTTCACAACTTGGTTCTGCATGTGGTGCTATTGGATTACACTCAGCTGTAGAATCAAATGGTAACTCATTTTGGATGGGTAAAGATTCTTTCTTCGTGTTTGATGGTTCGGTAAAAAAAATACCGTGCAGCGTTGAGGATTATGTATTTGAAAACATAGACCAGGCGTCACAAAAAGATACATTTGCTTGTCTTAATAGTGAGTTTAATGAGGTAACGTGGTTTTATCCTTCCAATGGATCTTCGCAAATAGATAGATATGTAACATATAATTATCAAGAACAATCTTGGTCTATTGGTGATCTTGCTAGATCATCATGGGTTGACAAAGGTGTGTATGATTTTCCTTATGCTTTAGATTATACTCCTACAAGTTCTACAACACCAATTACACCACTGTCACCAGCTACAGAAATATCTGGTGTCACTAACGGACGTGCATTAATGTATGCACAAGAATTTGGAACAGATGCAAATGGTGTAGCGTTAGAATCAGAATTAAATTCTGGTGCTTTTGTTATTCCTGAGGCAGGAGAAAGATTAATGTCAATAAAAAGATTTATACCAGACTTTAAAAACATTGCTGGTAATGTAAATGTTGATTTAATATTTAAACTGTACCCTACATCTAGTGCAACTACAATTAGCAACGTTGTCACTGCCACAACTAATAAAGTAGACACGCGTGCGCGTGGAAGACAAGCACAAATTAGTATAAAAACTACAGAACTAGGAGCTAACTGGCGTTATGGAACGTACAGAGCTGATGTACAACAAGACGGAATGCGATAATGGCACAAATAATATTACCAAGAACAC